CAGCTTATTGGATGTCAGAAAATGGTTTTTTTAGATATACAGGTAAATTAGAATCACTACCATGTTTGGTTGAAGATCATGTATACGATGATATTAATACCATACCAAAACAACACATTAATGCAGGTCTTAATAACTTATTTGGTGAGGTTATCTGGTTCTATCCAAACTCAGGTTCTGGCGTTGTTAATAGGATGGTTTCATACAATTATCTAGATTCAAGCCCTGAGCGACCAGTGTGGACTACGGGCACACTAGCTAGAACAGCATGGGAGGACTCTGCTGTATTTGGTAAACCACACGCAACAGAATATGATTCTAGTGCGGAAACGGATGACGATGACGTTAATTATGTTCATGGTAACACAGATGGTGCATCAACATACTACGAACATGAGACAGGACTTGATCAGGTTAAGGCAGGACAAACATCCGCAATACCAGCAAATATAGAATCTGGAAATTTTGATATAGGACAACAGGGTTTAGCTGGAGATGGTGAGTTTATGATGAAAATAAGAAGAGTCATACCAGATTTTTTATCACAAACAGGCGATGCTAGAGTAACATTAAATTTAAGAGATTTTCCAAATGATACCGCAGCTAGTTCTACATTAGGTCCATTTACAATAACTAGTGGCACACAGAAGATAGACACACGTGCTAGAGCTAGAGAGATATCTTTAAAAGTAGAAAATACTAGCACTAGTCAATTTTGGAAATTGGGGACATTTAGAATAGATTACCAACCAGACGGAAGAAGATAATGCCATTAAATAAAAAAGGTAAAAAGATAATGAGTTCCATGAAAAAACAATATGGTAAAAAACGTGGTGAACAAGTTTTTTATGCATCACTAAATAAAAAGAAAATTAAAGGAGTTAAGAAACGTGGCTAGAATAGTTCAAGCATTAACACAACCAACAGAAGACTACGATCAACAGATACAACAATCATTTGTTAGAGATGTGGATAGTATTGTACAAAAATTAAATACAACCTATCAACAGGATCTAAAAGACGAAGCAGAGGCGGAGGCTTTTTTCTTTGGCTAATTCATTTGTAAATAAAAAGGTAGATTTAACCTCTACATCAGAAACAACTTTATACACGGTGCCGTCGGCTACCACAGCCATTATAAAGTCTATATTGGTATCGGATGACTCTGGTAGCGGAGATACAATTACGCTAACTATTACTGATACTAGCTCAAATGTATTTAGTCTTTTTAAGACAAAATCTATATCTGCCAATGGTACAACAGAATTATTATCAGCTCCTTTAGTATTAGAAGAAAGTGAGATACTAAAAGTGACTGCGGCTACAGCTAATAGACTACATGTGGTTCTTTCGGCCCTACAATCTAAGCCTAGAGAAGTTACAACATAGTCTTGATTTACTTGTTAAAAACAAGTAATAATGTAAATTCAGGTGTAATCCCTGCCTTTTAAAAATAACAACATTTAACATATATGATCAATAGAGCAAAAATGCCAAGACAATTACGTGATAAAGGTGGAATAGCAAGTGTTACTCCTAGAGAAAAATATGGTCTTGGTAGTAAATTAAAAGAAAGATTTAGAAAACTTATACCGAATGAGTTAGCAGATATTGCAGTCAAAGCTGCACCGTTTGTTGCACCTTTCAATCCAGGTATTGCAGGACTCATGAGAGGTATAGGTAGGTTTGATCAAAGAGGCAGTATCAGCGATGCCTTTAAACAGGGAGTTGGAACCTTTGCTTTTGGAGCAGGTGCAAGAAGTTTAGGTGGAGCAACAGATCCATTTGGTGGTGGACTCAAAGGTGGTTTTACATCTCCATTAAGTCCAGATAGAACAACTGCTGTAAAAGAGTTTTTTAATCCACAAGAAAAATTAGGATCTACTTACGATGAAGCAGGTTTGGATGTAGCAAAACCAACCGAGGGAACTGCATTTAAAACAACTGGTGGTGCACCAGAGTTTGTAACAAAGACAACAAAAGCAACTATAGATAAAATACCTATAGTAAATAAATTACCTGAATTTGCAAAAAGTCAGATATTGGTTGGCGGTGCAACTGGTGCAATAACTTATGTGTATGAAGCATTTTTAGCAGAAGAACCACCACAAGAAGAGTTTGAAAGTAATTCAGAATATTTAGCTAGAAGAAGAGAAAATGTTGGTGGTAAAATGAGAGCTTACTTTGACAATTACTTTAAGTTTGACAAAGATTATTCAGGTATGACTGATGAACAAAAGAATGCCTTTATTGCTAGAGTTAACGTAGCAAAAGGCGGCATGCCGACAGGTATTATGAGAACAAATAAAGCTGGAGTCATGGAACGAGATTACAGAGATAAAGGTGGATTTGTACCAGTAGGTATAAAAGAAAAAGCAGATGACGTACCTGCCATGTTATCTAAGAACGAGTTTGTATTTACAGCAGACGCGGTTCGAGGAGCAGGCAACGGCAGCATTGAAAAAGGAGCACAAAGAATGTATGATACCATGAAAAAATTGGAGAAAAGAGTAGTATAATGGCAGAAGAAGATAACATAATTAAAGCACTTAAACTAGCACAATCGAGAAACCCAGATAGTAGAGTAACAAATAAAATGTTAGAGGAGGCGTTGCAAGAAATAAGTGAAACAAATGTTAATCAAACAGGTTTAATGGGTCTATTAGGTGGCATTGGAAAAGCTGCGAATAAATCTGGAGTAGGATCTTTACTTGGAGGAATGGGTGACATGCCTAAAGAGGGCGAAGTAAAAACAACTAGAATAGAAAAATTAGACATACCTTTAATATCAGGAATATCTGAGGATCGAAATATTTTAAACGCTTTAATGAATGATATAGATGGTAAAGTAGATGAAGAGACTAAACAATTTTATTATAACACTATAATTCCAAGACTATTTCAAGAAGCACAAACAGACTCAGAGAAAAGACAAATAAAAATGTTAGCAGAAGAGCTAAATGTTAGTTTATTTGCATTAGGCGGCAGAGCAGGTTTTAATAAAGGTAGTCTTAGTTTTAGTAAACGTATTAGAGATGAATATGAAGCAAATGTTAAAGAGGGATATGAAGGATCAATTGAAGATTATATTATAGAATTTTATGGTGAAGAATATCTAGATTCAACTTATGCTAAAGGTGGTAGAGCAGGCTATCAAACAGGAGGTGTTACAGAATCAAGAGTGTTACCACCAGAGTTTATAGAGGCAGCACAAAAAACATTTCTAACAGATTTATCTAGACAATCTGGCATACCAAGTATTACAACAGCTGTTCAACAACAACCTGGTGAAACAGCAGAACAGTTTGCAAATAGACAAGCACAAGCACAACAGTTTCAAATTACAAAAGCGGGCATGGCAGAACTTGCACCGCAAGTAGCAGCACAAGACACACTACAAACTGCAGCTAGAACACAGGCAGTAGATCCAGCAACAGGTCTTGGTTCTTTTCAACCATTTTTAACAAAAGCAGGAACAGCTGCAGATGCAGCAACAGGTTTAACAGGAGCAGGGGCAGGAACGGGCACAGGGACTATAGCAGAATATACATCACCTTTTCAACAACAGGTTATAGATACTACTCTTGCAGAGTTTGACAAACAAAGACAAGCACAACAAAACCAATTAGCAGCTAGAACACTAGGTGTACCTGGTGCGTTTGGTGGTGGCCGTGAAGGTGTACAAAGAGCCGAGTTTCAGGCGGCAAGTGACTTAAATAGATCTAGATTACTAGCAGACTTACAACAAAGAGGATTTGAGAGTGCAGCACAAAGAAGACAACAAGATCTTGCAAACCAAATGGGTATAGCTGGATTACAGTCTAATTTAGGTGCAAGAACACAAGACCTTGCTAGAGCACAGATATCTAGCCTTGGCACATTAGGTGCGCAAGAACAAGCACAACAACAAGCAATACTAGATGCACAAAGACAAGCGGCAGCCATGGCAGTACAAGATCCAAGAGACAGGTTAGCTAGATTTGGTCAAGGTATAACAGGACTAACACCAGGAGCAGGGACAGTTCAAATAGCTCCAACTGCAGCAGAACAAGCATCAGGTGCAAGTCCGTTAATGACAGCGCTAGGTTTAGGTCTAGCAGGTGCTGATATATATGGCAGAATATTTAAACCACAAAACGTATTAAAAATAAGATAATCATGTCAAGAATATTAAAAAGACCGATGTTTAAAAGAGGCGGACAGTCTAATGATGGTATCATGTCTAATGTTGTGGATAGAAAACAGTATGCATTGGGCAGTATTGATGAAGAAAAATTAAGATCAGACGCTGCAGCTATAACAGGAGTCTTAGATAGATTCGCACCCATTCCTAAAACAAGACTACCTTTAGGTGAGGTTGGTTTTCTTCTTGCATCAGGTGCAGATCCAATAGATGCCTTAGGAGCAGGGTACAGCAAATTTGTAAAAGCAGATGATGCAACACAAGCTGCTAGAGCCAAGAGAGCAGGAGCGGCTGTGTCTACAGCTTTGAGTTCACAGTTAAAAAAATCTAAAGACACAAGAACAGATTTAGAAAAAAAATTAGAGGCAGCTGGTTTTATTAAAGGATCTCCAGAGTACGAGGCAGCCATGAAGACTTTAATCTTTAAAGATGTAGCACCAAAGGCAGGGTTTAGAACATTAACTCAAGAAGAAATTAGTAAGATACCGGGTTTAGATAAAGACAAAGCATATCAGGTGAATTTAGATCCAACTTCAGATAATTATCAAAAAATCTTTACAATTGGAGGTGCGTCTACGAACATAAATATGAATTTAGAAAAATTTGAAGGTCAACAAAGAGGTGTTGTTCAATCAGGTTCTGAAAGAGATAAAATAATTCAAGAAACTAGTTTTGTTGCCAGACAACTAGGTAATCTTGATAATATTGATAAATTACTTACAGACGATCCAACTTTAGCGGGTCTCGCAGGTTTTGCTAGAAGAACTGCAAATCAAGTAATAACAGCAGCTAAAGATTTTAATTTTGATTTAACAGGTCCTATTAAAGCACTTGGTGCTGAAGGTTTAGTACTTGATACAGATATTGCAAAATTAAATGCCATAGAGGATTTACTAGTCCCTGCGTATGCTAGAGTATTAAACCCAAATACAAGAATAACAAACTTAATGTTGCAAGAGGCAAAAGCAGCTATCGGACTTACTGGTATAACTGGTTCTGATGAAGTAAGAGCAAGGCTTTCAGAAATTAAAGAACAATTTAAAACTTATATAAATGATCAAAATGCTTTACTAGGAAAACAAATTATAGATCAAAATATAATAAAAAAATTTAAAATAGAAGTTGTTGACGGTAAACCTAGACTTGTGGAGCAATAATTATGGGTACAGTTATTATAGAAGGTTTAGGTGAAATAGAAATTCAAGGAGATACTCCTACACCAGAAGAAGAAAAAGCTATTATAGAGGCTTTAGGTGCATCAACAGAAACCACTGATATATCACCTAGTGTGGAGAAGGTAGAAATTGAAGAGCAAAGTAAAAAAGACTTAGAAAAAACAGAAAAAATAACTCAAGAAATAACTCCTGGAATGATAGACCCTAACTTAAAAAAACTTGGGGAGTTACAGGGTTTAGAAAAACTATTTCTTGATAGACCTACTTTTGAAGCAGCAGGTGCAATATTTGGAGCACTTCCTGGAACACCTCTTGGTCCTGCAGGGACTGTTGCTGCTGGAACAGCAGGTTCCATGGCTATGGGTCAATTGTACGACATAGTGCAAGGGTTTTTAACGGGTGAGACAACTGGTTTTGGAACACAAATGGAAAGAGCTACAAAAGATTTTCAAAGAGAACTTTTATTACAAAGTTTTTTTTCAAAAATACCTGGGTTAATTACAGGAGCTAGAAGACTTGTTTTTGGTAAAGGCGATAAATCTCTATACGCCTCTGCTAAAAAATTTGGTTATCCTTTAAGTTTAAGTGATACGGGTAACATATTTGCAAAGGGATATGGCCAAGTTATAGGTGTGTTTCCGTTTGTAGGAGGTCCAATAAAAAGAGCTGCCGCAAAAAAAGCAACTTTGTTAAATGAAAAAGCAAATAAAACATTAAACACGTTTGCACCAAATGTAACTCTTTTTAAATTAGGTGTAGACATGACAAAAGCATCTAGATCTACCTTCGATGATTTTAGAATTGTAAGTAGTTTTTTTTATGATGATTTTTATAATGCTGTAGATAAAGTAGGTAGAAAAACTCCTATTATATCTACTCAAAATTTTAAAAACTCTTTAGGAAATTTTACAAAATTAGTTGATGATGGAGTAATTACATTAAAAACAGGAGAAAAAGTAAAGAGTTTAAAAGCTGGAGATAAATTATATAATTTTGCAAAAAAATTTAAAAATTATCCAGACTATATAAGTGCTGCTCAACATAAATCTTTAATAGACGACTTAAAACTTTATATGGGACAAGCTCAACAAAATAACCCTGGAATTCTTAGGGTTTTAACTGAATTTAAGTCTGCTTTAGAAACGGATTTAAGACTATTAACCAAAAAGTCTTATCAAGAAAATTTACTTAAAAATGTTTATCCTTTAGCTAAAGGTAAAAGACAAAAATTAAATCCTAACTTATTGTCCGATATCGCTAATAAATTAAAATTTGCAGATAAAGTTTATGCTAACGGTTTAGAAAACTCTATCATAACTAAAGCATTAAAAGATAAGGCTAAAACAGAGGGAATAAGACTAGTCCCTATTCCAGGTAAACAAACTTTTAAATCCCCACCAGCTTCAGAATTTAAAAAAGTGGATAAAGGTATATTTAGTGCAGGATTTTTAAAACAAGGTTCTATTACTGCGGATGAATTAGCAGAAGAATTATTAAAAAGAAAAGCGAGTCCAGAAGTATTTAAAAATTTAAAATCTTTAATAGGAGAACAACAATTTAAAAAATTTGTTGGAGCAAAATTAGAAAGAGCCTACAGTGATTCACTGCTCAAAGCTGGAAAAGATCAAGTAGGCTTAATATTTGATCCTTATAAACTTGAACAAAATTTAGGTTTAACAACATCTCGTGGTCGAGAAATGTTAGAAATTATGTTGCAGTCTGCAAAAACTAAAAAAGATAACCCGTTGACTGTAGAAGCGTTAGAGGCTTTTCTTGATGTAGCTAAAAACCATGCAGGACTAAAGATTCCAGATGTTGGTTCTTTTATGGCTAGAAGATTTGTTTTAGGGGGACCTAAAACTGCAATAGGAGGAACGATAATGACTGTTGGAACAGGTGCGGAGCCAACACTTGCTGTCCCAATTATTTTACTAGCACGAAGAACATCTAGTGTATTATCTAATCCAGAAATTCTTGATGACGTAATAAAAGTTTTAGATCCCAACACTCCTGCAAATCAAATAAAAATAACATCATTAAAACTAATAGACATGATGATTAGTGATAGTCAAACTAAACAAGAAAAAAACGATTTTATATTAATGAAAGAAAATATTGAATCAATACCTTTATCGGACATAAAAAGGGGAATAGATGCTACGATAAATTCAACAGAAGAGTTTTTAAAATTTAAAGAAGACACAGAAGAAGACACAGAGGAAACACAAAGTATTGAAGGTGACACGTCACAACTACCTATTAGAAGAGTGCCACCACTACAAACACAAGTTGTAAATCCCAACCTACTAGCTCAAGCACCAGTGGCTGGAGTCATGGATAATGGTTTAACGCCTTTAGAAAATGCTATACTTGATGATGAAGAAAAACTTATGAGACTTAGACAAAGAGGACTAGCATAATGTCCAACGAAACTTTAAGATCACTAATAGTAACAGATCCTAGTTTACTAGATGAAAGCATAGACGTATCTGGTTTAAGAACACAAACAGATACTAATCCAAGGCTACTTGCATCAATTGCAGACTTTCCGGGTATATCGTATGACCCTACAAGTTTTGATTATCTATCAGACTTAAATGAGTTGTTTGCTTATGGTTTACCTTTAGTAGATACACAAGCAGCAACACCACCTGCTACTAAAACACCAGACTCAGGCAGCGGGTCTCAAGTGACTGTGCCAGGAGGCATAAACACTCTTGTAACACCTAGAAACACAGCAGAAGACCAAAGATTAATAGATGCAGGTATCGGTGTACAGATAGGTTCAGGTGATCCTGTTGTAGCACTAGGTGAGATACCTCGTACACAAGATGAGCTAGATGAATTTAATTTAAGACCTGTGAACACAGATTTTAGAAATCAACAATTAGTAGATCAAGGTATAGGACTTAGAATAGGAGAAACAGGCCCTGTGTTTGCACCAGGTGAAATACCTGTTACACAGGCACAATTAGATGCAGAGAATAGAATACCTGTAACACCTGTTTCACCTTCAAGCCAACCAATTGATCCAACAGGCATGTTACCACAAACAAGAGATAGTGTAATTCTTCCAAGACAAACTTCTTTACAGGATGAGCTAGGAATAAAAGGAGACATAGGTGTTGAGGGTGAAGATCCAGGTAGATTTACCGCCACTCCTCCTACTGGGGATGTATTTGCAGCTGGAGACTTTACTGATGTTGCAGGAACCTTAGCTGATCCAAGAGAAAAATTAGATATTATAACAGCAGAAGATGCATCTGATCCTGATGGCCTTTTAGCAAAATTAGGTATAACAGGTTTTAACGCTCAAGAGGCAGCTGTAAAAGCAGCTATCAATACAGCGATAGGTAAACCAGTTACCTTATTAATAGACGCTTTAAAAGAAATCGTACCACCACAAGACCCAAGACAAACAGCATTAGACGAACTATACCCAGACAGAACCAGTGCTGGCACTATCGCTTCAGGATTAATGAAAGGTTATAATCCTGTATCAGGTGGTTTTTTAAACACAATAACAGGTGGCAGAGTAGGAGAGCCTACAAAATTTGGATTAGAAGAAGCATATAACACTAGAATAGCTAATGTTAGAGAAACACTTTCAGAAAAATATGGTTTCACAAAGGAAGAGTTAGATCAGATAGAAGCAGGCGATATTACGCCATCAATGAACGTAAAAGGTTATAGTGAGGCATTAGGTAAAACAACTAACAACATACAAAAATTAGCAGATTTAGCTGCAGGAAAAAAAGCAGAACAACTAGCTCTTCGTGGTGCAACAAGTTTAGTTACAGGAGACATAGATGCTGATCCAACGGGTGACGCTAGTATTGCAGAGACACTGGCAGCACAAGATAGATTAAATTTAATTGATGATATAGGTGTCGAAGGTGAAGACGAAGATAGATTTATAGATAGAGTTGGTGGCGGAGTAGATCAAGGAGCTGTTGAGTTAGGTGAAATGGATACTACTGCACCAGATATAGTTAATGTTCAAAAAGTTAAAGAAGCTATAAAAAAAGCAGAAGCTGAAAGAATACAAGTTAACAAACTTGTAAAAGACGGTGAGTTAGTAAATATAAATGAAATAGATACAGCTATAAATTTAGCAGATTTACCCATGAATAAATTTAATGAACTTTTGGATGAGAATCCTGATAGTGCTATTGATTTAATTCAATCAAGAACCGATGGACAAGAATACTTAGATGATCTAGAAGAAATAGGAGAGGGCACTTTAGATCCATCACCAGGAGATACTGTTTTAGGTTTTGGTGGACAACTTAGAGATGATGACCCTGCACCTAGTTTTGATCCAGGACAAGGATTTGTTGATCAAGGTGGTGAAGGAGAGTTTGGTGGTACACCTGCAAAAACTTCACAAGGTGTAACAACCGCACAGTTTCAAGCGTTTAGAGATACTGGTGGCGGTGATGATAAAGGCGGTGATGATAAAGGTGGCTGTGTAATCGCAACTCATGCTGTTAACTCTGGTGCCTTTACAAAAGATACAAAAAGAGAAGCTGTCCGTTGGTGTGTTAAAAACTTACATAGAACATGGTGGGGTGAAGCTGTAAGAAGAGGATACAGATACTATGGTCAAAAAGCAATTGATGAAGGTAAAGCTAAAAACCACTACCAAGAATTTAAAGATTATGTTGCATTTGGTACAGGCAAAAGAAGAACATTAAAGACTGCATGGACTTTTGTTTACAGAACAGTTCAATTTTTTATTAAAGGATTGTTCAATGCCAAGAGATAACGCACTACAAAGAATAGAATCACACGAAAAGCTTTGCAGAATAATGCAAAAGCAGACCTACGATCGCATGCAACAGCTACAGGGGCAGATAACTAGAATAGAAAGAATACTGCTTGTGTCCATGGGGGCTGTCATGTCTGGTATGGGTGGTGTAATTGTGGTGTTATTACAGAAACTTTAGATCCAAGCTTTTAATTCTTCACCCATAACTTGACTTGCGATATTAACTTTCTTACGCAAAGCTTTTACAATTCTTTCATCAACTGTATCTTCACAAATAAGATCAATGTATGTCATGGGTTTCTCTTGACCTATACGATCTATCCTAGCCTCTGATTGTTGTCGTTTCTCAAGATCATAGCCGTTAGAGTAATAGATCATGTTACTAGCTGCCGTAAGTGTAATACCGTAACCACCAGTTTGCGGTGTGCCTATGAAAAATCTACATGTATCATCTTCTTGAAATCTTTTTATATTTTGTTGTCTGTCCTCTTGTGGTGTTAAACCATAATAATCTACAAAACAATTTTCTCCAAAATTTTTAACAACTGCTTTTATAATTTGTCTGACATCGCTTTGCCAATGCGCCCATATTACAACCTTACCCTCTATTTCATTAAGAACATTTATCAATTCATCTAAACGATTACTTTTAATATCTTGTGTAGTGCCATCATCAGCTTTAAAATGACCACATGTAATTTGTTGTAATCGCATCAACTGTGTTAATGCATTTGCGGTTGTCGTCATCTTGCCATTCATGATAGCGAGTGCCTCTTTTTTCATTTGTTCGTACACTTTAAACTGATCTGGTGTGAGTTGAACAATACGTTTCATAAAAGTTTTTTTAGGTAAATCTAAACAATCGTCTTTTAATACTCGGTCAGAAAAGGGTTTTAATTTATCAGATAGTTCACCTAAATTTTTATAGCCGACAGGTATCTCAACAGACCTACCACCAAAATTTATTTTTCTCATGACTGCGTATCTAGTTCTAAACGAGTAAAAAGATTGATGATCTAGTAACCATGGATCTAGAAACTCACATTGTTTGTACAAATCTAAGGGTGATTTAGTGACTGGTGAGCCTGTTAATATTCTTTTGTATTGTGCATATTTTCCTAATGCTACTATGTTTTTAGTTCTTTTAGCTGTCGGATTTTTTATGGTTGTAGACTCATCTATAGCCATCATAGTTCTGTGTGAGTTTAAAAATCTAGCTGCAAAGTCCACACCTTTTTTGGTTGATAAAGACTCAACATTCATAATTAATATATGTAAATCTGTATCTGTTTTAAATAAAGTATCTAAATATTTTTGTTGTTGTTTTGTAATATTAGCTTGCCACAGCACCATATTTTTTTCTATATGATCTGGTAGATGTGTGGGTATTTCAGAGCTATACCAGTTTTTGTACACACCTTTTGGTGCCACAATTAAGACACCATTTATCTTACCTTTGTCATAAAGCATGGCAGTATTATCTATTAATACCTTTGATTTACCTGTACCCATCTCCATAAAATAAGCAAAACATTTCTTATCCCATGACATTTCTAATGCCCTAAGTTGATGTTTATATGGCGGTGTTTTAAATTTATAATTCATAATTTTTCTCCTGTATGACTTGACATATAATCTATGATGAATTATATGTCAACACATGAAAGAAAGTATAGTATACATAATACAGGAAGTACCAGGAACCAGAGAAGGCAACCCTAGAATAAATATTATGGGTGCAGCTAAATATGGTCAGTTTAAATTTTTACTACCTGAGTCTTCTCAAATAATTTTTTCTCCAGGGCCATTAATTTTTAAACTAAGATCTTTGTTAAAAAATTATACCGAAAATGATTATCTTCTTCTTACAGGTGATCCTGCGATAATTGGTGTTGCATGTTCTATAGTTTCTGACATAACAAATGGTAAATATAATTTACTAAAGTGGGATAAACAAGAAAGAACTTATTATCCTATAGCAATTAACTTATACGAGAAAGGTAATACAGATGAGTAACTTACAAAAGATGTTCATAGAGGATGCACCTCAACAAGTGAACGATTTAAAAAATCCAGACTCTTTGTCTAATCATGTTATTGATTTACAAAGATTAGAGGATGAAATTAAAAAAGATGAAGAGAGGTTGTCTGCAAAAAAGGCAGAGGCAGATAAATTATCTCAACAAGTAATACCAGAAATAATGGAGTCTATGAACTTGAAAACTATGAAGTTAAAAGATGGCTCTGCTATTGAGGTAAAAGAAATTTTTAGCGCCACTATCCCTGTAGCGAAAAAAGAGGGCGCATTTAACTGGCTTCGAAAAAACGGTCATGGTGATTTGATTAAAAATGAAATCATAGTTTCCTTTGGTCGTAACGAAGATAACAAGGCGCGTGAATACGCTAACCTTGCCGAGAGTAATGGGTACCAACCTGAGCAAAAACTTAAGGTGGAGCCCATGACTCTCAAAGCGTTGTACAGAGAGCAGGTCGAAAAAAATCTAGATCTACCCTCTGAACATTTTAACTTGTTTAAAGGAAACAAAACAAAAATAACAAGGAGCAAATAAATATGACACAAGAAACAAGAGACGTTGTGAAAAAGCAAAGTGGTCAAGTAGCGACTTTGGACTTTGTTAAAGACTCAGGCATGGGGCTTGAGAATATAGACAAAGAAGATTTGGCGCTACCTTTTTTGAAGCTGTTACAATCAGGTTCATATGAGACTAAAAAGAAACATGCGAAATATGTGGATGGCGCAGAGCCTGGTATGTTTTATAATACAGTTACAAAGAAACTGTATGATGGTGAAAAAGGTATAGAAGTTGTACCTGTTTACTACAAGATGACATACCCTGAGTGGGCACCTTTTGAAAAAGCAGAGGGTAGACCTATTCATCCAGATAGAGGGCCGGAGATCATGTCACAAACAAAGCAAAATGATAGAAACAAAGATATGTTAGAAAATGGTAATGAAATTATCAAAACTGCTAACCACTTTGTAATCATTTTAGGTGATAAGCCAGAAAAAGCTTTGATGACTATGAAGACTACTCAGTTAAAAACTAGTAGGCAATGGAACTCCTTAATAGAAAACGAGTTTGAAAACGATCCGTCTACTGGAAAGTCGGTGCCTGCACCAAGATTTTCTAGGATTTATAGATTAAACTCAGTTGAAAACTCAGGAAGTTTCTCTTGGCATGGATATAGCGTAAATCTATTAAGAAAGGTAGATAACGCACCACTCTATCAAATGGCTAGAGAGTTCTATAGTTCATTAAAAAAGAGCCAACTTAACGCTGAGAGTTCTTCACAGGACTCTAACTACTAATTCTTTCTTAAGAGAAAGATAGGGGTGACAAAGGGAGACTGGAGTCACCCCACCCGGGATCTTATGGTTGATGATTTTATAGAACTGTTTACAGGATACCAAGGTGATTTTGGTATAGCGGACATGTCATCGGCACAGTTAGATGAAGAGAAAAACAAACTTAAACCTAACTACGAGTGGGCAGGTCGACCAATCACACAAGGTGACTACAGAGATCATATACAAGGTAAGATATCCATAGGTATACAACCATGCAGACTAGATAAAACAGCAAGCTTTGGCTGCATAGATATTGATCCAAAAAATTATTCTACATTTAAAATAGAAAACTATTTAGCATTATTTCAACAGTACAAACTACCTTTAATACCGTTGTTATCAAAGAGCGGTGGATTACATTGTTATTTATTTTTAAAAGAACCAATATCAGCGATAGATTTAATATCAGCACTAAAATCTTTTCTACTACCTCTTGGGCTAGATCCCACGACAGAGGTTTTTCCTAAACAGAAAGAACTAAAGGAAGATGACAAAGGCGACACAAAACCAGGCAACTTTATAAACCTACCCTACTATAACAACGGACACACACATCGATACGCTGTAGACAAAGACAACAATAAATTAGATCTACAAAAATTTATAGAGTTTGCTAATCAAAATAAAATAGGCAAAGATGATTTAGAAAAATTAGTGACAGAGACATACAAGAATATATTAGTTGGAACTAGTGAGGAGTTTGAAGATGGTCCACCATGTTTAGCATTATGTTCAAAAAGAAAATTAGATGATGGTAGAGATAGGTTTATGTACAATTACATGGTCTTTGCTAAAAAGAAATACAAAGACAAATGGCCAGATTATGTTGCAAAAGCAAACTATAATTATTTAGAAGACCCATGGGATAAAGCTAAGTTAGATACTAAGCTAACTGCATGGAAGAAAGATACAGCAGGTCATACGTGTTACGAAGATCCAATACAAAGCAAATGCATGCGTAGTCTTTGTTACTCTAGACCGTTTGGCGTTAAATCTGATAGTATTAGTATGTTTCCTGACATCACAGACTTTGAGATTATCATGTATGCAGAGCCTGAGTACAGGTTTAATGTGGCATTGCCAGATGGCACAAAGGCTGGAGTGATAGCAGGTAACAGGCGACTGATAACAAAACAAACAGAACTATTAGATTTGATATGGGAGCAAACTGGTATCTACCATGAGCCACTAAAAGCAAAAGACTTTAGAGCAAAGCTAACGGAGATTAGAAA